TTGCATCAATATAATCTGTGCATAATGAAGGTGCATTATCTACAAATTCGCCTTTTTTATTTAAAAATCCTTTTAAGGTAAATAAATCGGTCACATCGTATGCTTTTGTCTCGTTAGATGCTGTTTTTGAAGATAGGTAAACTATATCTTCCTTTAGCTTACTAATCCCGCTGGCATTTTTATCCACCTTCCCGCTCAGCGTGCTGTAGTCTGCCGGGATAGATTCAAGCGTGTTTTTGGCATCCGCAGCGCTGTTGGCAGCAGCGGTGGCGGACTGACCCGCGTTGGTTTCGGATTCCTGGGCGGCAACGGCGCTGTTGGCTGCCGCGTCTGCACTGTTGCTAGCGGTAGTCTTGGCGGCTTCTGCATCCGCTTTGGCCGTTTCCGCAGCCTTGAGGTTCAGCCCTGCATTTGCCAGCAGAACGCCAAATTCCTCCCGCGTGCCGGTGTAGCCGTGCGCTTTGGCATCGGCATATGCGGTCACGGGGCCAAGATTCGTTTTGATCGTATCAGCTATATATGGTCACCTCCAAGTTATCCTCTACAATGGTAAAATCAAGTTTGTTCGCCAAATTTTCTGTGCGGGTCAGCTGTAGGTTGCCGTCTGGGTCAATTTCAAGCGCTGCAAAGCCATTGTTGTTGGCAGCCTGCTGGGCAAGTTCAGCACTGTTGGCAGCGGCATCGCGGGCAGCTTCGGCCTGGTTCTTGGCATCTACAGCGCCGTCCCGCAAGTCCTGCATCTGGGTAAGGGCCTGGGCATTCTCGCTGGGGGTGGCGGTGCTGTTGGCACCGGGCACCTGCGCGTGATCCAGCACCATGTAGGGCAGATTGCAGCTGATGCGCTGTACACCGTCCTGCACGCCCCGGAATGTGATGGTGGCGTACTTGGATGCTCGCATACAGGCTTCCGGCGGGACGGTCACAAGGCCGTCCGTGTCCGCCAATACCGTTACACCCTCATCGTTGGGGACGTTATGGAACGTGGCATCGATCGCAAGGCCCTCCCACTCCGGGCCGTGGCGCAGCAGCAGCTGTTCCGTGCCGTAACTGTCCCAGGTGCCCAGCACCAGCACGCCCATCAGGCCAACCACCTGCGCAGTGTGGCGGGCAAGGGTAATGGTATATGTTGTCATCTTGTGGCTTCTTCCTCCTTTTTGTTTATCTCTCTCTCGCTGGCTTCCACCATCGAGATCACGTTCAGCAGCACCAGCCGCACCACAGCGGGGTGCAGGCAGCTGTTGTTGATGGCGTTGATGACGGACTTTTGGAGTTCTTCAATTTTTGCGGTTGTGGTCATTTCATCACCCTTTCTGCCATCGGGGAGCCGGAATATTCCGGGCGCGGATAGCTTGTATCTTCGGTTCGCGTGCCGCCGCAGGCTGCCAGCGTAAGCGGGATGACCAATGCAAGCACCAACAGCAAAGCCAACGTGGCCAAAATCTGCATGAATTTCTGCATTAAATCTCCCTCCCGTTCACGCTCAAAGAACCGCATTCAATTCTGCCGGGAATTTCAAACTTGCTGGCATTGCAGTGGATGACCTTATCTACCTGGTCAATGGCAATACCCACAAACTCGCTGGTGGCCCCACCGGTGGAATAATCAAAGCTGGGGTCGCCGGTGGAAAACCAGCCTAAAAACGTGTAGCGGGAGTTATCGCCAATATAAGATTTGCCGTACCGGCTGCTTAACACACCGGTCAGGTTGTTTTCCCAGTACCAGCGGATGCGCCCCGTGTCAATGTCCACACGAGTGCCAGCATCTTTGCCCATACGAATCCAGGCATTGTCCAGGTCATAAGTGGTTGTGCGCGCCTTATTGTGTATCTGCCCGGTCGTGATGTTGCCGCCGTTGATGATTGTCTTGTCCTGGTTCCAGGTACTTAAATCCGAAAATGTCACCACGCCGGATAGGTTGATCTGTGCGCTGGTGATCTCTGTTCCGCCTGCCGTCAGCTTGATGGTGCTGCTGGTTCCGCTTGTGCTGGCCGTCAGCTTAATTTCGCCCACCGTCTGCTTGATCTCGGTTTTGGTTTCGTTGGCGGTCAGATAGTCGCCGGTGCTGGCCGTCCAGGCAGTGGGGGCGTTGCCCATCTGCACCATGGGGTGCATGATGGTCAGATCGTTGGTAACGGTGGCGTTATCGTTCGCGGTACTCACAAACAGACCGTCTGCATAGCCGTCCGCGGTCGCCGTAAAGGCTGCCCAGCGCAGCTTCCAGCCATTATCCAGCGCAATGTCCTGCTGTGCCTGCTTGAACGCGGAGCCGTAATAACTTTTTGCGCCACTGCTGCTCTTGGTCTCGAACTGCAAAAACAGGCTGTCCGTGCCAGAGTTGAGCTTGTACAGTACGCTGGCGCAGTAGGTCATGCCCTTGGCAATAACCAGCGTTTTGTCCGCGCCAAAATGGAAGCGGGTGTTCTGCGCCCTATTGGTCACTCGGACGGATTCACCGCTGATCGTGTAGGTCCCTTTTTTTCTCAGGTCATTGCCGCCTGCATCCAGGGTCGCATTGTTCCAGTCGTCGGTGCCCACAATAATATTGTTGCCGCCGGTGATCCGCTGCGTTACCGTCTGGGTAATTCTATCGGCTTTCTGGTCGATCGCGGATACTGATTCTTTAACGGTTTTGAATTCCCGCTTTGTGCTGTCCAGGTCGTTGGAAATAGTTGTTGTCGTTTCTTCCAGACTGCTGACTTTTGTGCTGATGCTATTCGCCTTTTGGCTGATGCTGGAGACATCCTTTTTCAGGCTTTCCACCGTTGCGGTGGTGGCGTAATCCTGCAATTTGCTGTCAACGG